AACCGCAACCGCAACTGCCGCCGCAGCCGCAGTTGATGTCGGACGAAGAGGCGCAGTTCCTGACGCAGTACGACCAGGATTATCCGGACATCGCCCGAGCCGAGTTCATACGCCGTCGCGTCGAGTACAATCAGCTTCTGCAATACGCGTTCGGCGAGATTGCGCGCAGCATCGCGCCGATCGCTCAAACGGTGCAGACAATGGCTGAGCGTATGCACCTTGGCGACATTCAGGGTCATGTGCCGGATTACAATTCCATCCGCAACGAAGTCGTCGCGTGGGTGGATAAGCAGCCTGCGTACCTCAAGAGCGCCTATACGCGGGTGGTGGTGGGCGGCACGCAGGAGGAGGTCGTGGACCTGATCAATCGCTGGCGAACCGATACTGGCAAGGCGTTGCCGAACGGCGCTCCTAACGGCCACCAGCCGCCAGCGAAGCGGTTGGTCAAGGGTCCAACGCCGGAAGCCCAGGCTGCGGCGGCGGCGCTCGCTCCCGTGGCGAGCAAGCGGACCGGTGCGGTCGTCGGAGACCCAACGACTTTCGATGACGCTTTCGCCGAGTTTGCGAAGCTGGCGATGTAAGGCATTGACAAAAAGATTTGTGGGGGTCTAGGTTCACGCCCCACATCGAACGTTTGAAGCTGCCCCGACCCCTATGCAAGCGGGTGGTCTGCGGACCTAGTTCATGCGCTCTCCGAAAGTCATTTCGAAGTTCGCTCGAACTGGGAGCCTGCTATGGCTACGCTTACCACCTATGGGGATATCTCACCGGCAGTCGCGGCGTATTCCGTCGTCCGCATGCTCAAGCGAGCGATGCCGTATCTCCATCTGGAGAAGTTCGGCCAGACCTACGCGCTTCCCACGAACTCGACGCAGACCGCCAAGTTCCGCCGCTACTTCCTGCAAGGCGCGACCGGCGCGGCAGGTCCCAATGGCGGCGGCGTAAATGGCGCAGGATCGCCGTTCTACGTCCCGGTCGCTATTACCCCCCTGGTCGAGGGCGTGACGCCTCAGGGCTCGTCTCTGGCCAACCAGGACTATACCGTCACCCTTCAGCAGTATGGCGATTACGTCACGATCACCGACGTGATCGAGGACACCCACACCGACAACGTTCTCCAGCAGGCGACCGATATCCTCGGCGAGCAGGCGGCCGTCACCGTCGAGACGCTGCGCTTCAACGTGCTGGTGGCGGGCGTCAACGTCTGGTATGGCAATCTGGTGGCCAACCGGGCCGCCGTCGCCAGCGCTATCGCCTTGGCCGATCAGCGTCGCGTCACTACCGGCCTCAACCGCCAGAACGCCCGCAAGATCACCCAGGTCGTCGGCTCGACTCCCGACTTCAACACGCGATCGGTCGAAGCGAGCTACATGGCGGTCTGCCATCCCGACCTCGAAACCGATCTGCGCAACATGACCGGCTTCAAGGTGGTGGCCGACTATGGCCCGCACACGACGCCGTTCGAGGGCGAGATCGGCTCGTGCGAGCAGGTGAGGTACCTGACCTCCACCGTCATTCAGCCGTTCGTCAACGCTGGCGCTGCGATCGGCGCGACCGGCCTGCGATCGACAAGCGGCACCAACATCGATGTCTACCCGATTCTGATCTTCGGCCGCGACGCCTACGGCATCGTGCCGCTGAAGGGCAAGTCGTCCATGACGCCTATGGTCGTCAATCCGAAGCCCGCTCCTGGCGATCCTCTAGCACAACGGGGAACAGTTGGATGGAAGCTGTGGACCCAGACGATCATCCTTCAGGATGCCTTCATGGCCCGCCTCGAAGTCGGTGCGACAGCTTGATATCGCAGGGTTAATTTGACAGGTTTTCGGTCCATCGTCTAGTCTCCTGAAGCGGCAAAGGCGCTTCATGGGTGAAAACGATGGAAACTAAAGCGGAAAATCGGCCTGAAATCAGCTATATAAGGGAGGTTTTCACTTACTCAGAAGGTGTATTTTTCTGGCGGGTCAGTCCCAGTCCGAACGCTCAGGCGGGAGCCTTGGCCGGTTATCGGCACAAGAAGTCCGGGCGGTGGCGGATCAAGGTGTTCGATAGGACGCATTATCGATCTCACTTGGTCTTCGCCTGGAAGTGGGGACGCTGGCCGCAGGGGCAGATCGATCATCAGGATGGGAATCAGGTCAACGATCGCTGGGAAAATCTGAGGGAGTGCACGCCGTCGCAGAATCGGGCCAATGTCGGCGTGATGGCGTCAAACAAGTCAGGGTTGAAGGGCGTCGTATATCGACCGAACCATCTGGGGATGAAACCGTACTACGAAGCGCGGATTCGCAAGGATGGCAAAAGGCATCATCTGGGCTGCTTCAAGACGGCGGCGGAAGCCTACGAAGCGTATTGCGATGCGGCGAGAAGGCTTCATGGCAGGTTCGCGAGGTTCTGAATAGGAGAGAATTTCGATGACGCTCAATGCATCCGGGATCGTTCCCGTCACCTATGACGTAAACAACGCTTCGCTGGCGACAGGAACGTACACTGGCGATGGCTCCGGTTCGATCCAGGTCTTTGTCGGCTTCACGCCCAAGATGGTGAAGATTATCGACGTGACCGACGTGACGACTTACGAGTGGGTGCAGGGCATGCCCGCCACCAACTCGATCAAAGTGGTCACTGCGGGCACTGTGACCATTGACACCAACTCGGCGGTGCTGACCGACGGCAAACTGTTCGTTCAGTCGAGTACCGGACAATATCAGCCACCGGGCGGCGCGGGCTCGGGTACGATCATCAATTCTGGCAATATCCTGGTGTGGGGCACTGATCCTACATTGAACTATCGTTGCGTGTTCGGCGCGGTCGCCAATGTCAGTGGCAAGTCTTACGTGTGGTACGCTCTCGGTGGGTGATTCCGGGTAGGTTCAAATCGCCTTGTCCTGCCCATCCTGGTCGGGGAGAAATCTCCGGCCGTTTTTTCCGAGGTCACGATGCCTTGCATCCGGATCGAGCGCGTCGTGAACGGTTATACGGTCTGCGTGCAGGACCCGAAAGTCGTCGCCAAGAACAATCTCCCGAACTCCAAATGGGAAGACGCGGACCGCGAGTTCGTTTTCAAGGATGAGGCGCAGGTGTTGAAGTTCATTGAACTCAACATCGAGAAGGCGCTTCCCGAGAAAGTACCGAAGCCGTCGAGCTTTGATGCGGCTTTCAAGGAGGCTGTGGCTGTTGACGACAACGATGAGGATGATTGATCATGTCTGATCTGGGCGATCTGGCTGCTGAGCTTGGCTCGAACACGGACACCGAAGGCGCGGCGCTTCAACCGAGGATCAAGCCGATCGGTTTGGGCCAAACGATCAAAATCAGGATCGAAGAGAACGACAATATTCCGCCGACCGGTCTTTTCGTTGGTCATAACGGCACCGGTTACTTGATTCGCGCAGGCGAAGAGGTCAATGTGCCGATCGGCGTGAAGGGCATCCTGGACGATGCGATCGAGTATGTCTCGATCATCGATCCGGGCACGCGTCGGGTTGTCGGCACGCGCAGAAAGCTTCGGTTCCCCTATCAGGTGATCCAACCAGCGGCATGAAACTGTGAACCTGGGTGAATTGATCAATGAGTTGCGCGAAGGAATCCTCCACGACTTCTCTGATCAAGTCGCCGGTTCCGTCGATTACCTGTGGACTGATCAGCGCCTGACAAGGTACATTGACGAGGCTCAGCGGCGTTTCTCTCGTGAGTCTCTCTGCATCCGCGACGGCAAGACGCCAGATGTCTGCTACGTGGAGCTTCAAAACCACCAGAAGGAATATCCGCTGCACTACGCCATTCTGGGCGTAGTGTCGGCGCGCGTCACTGGCGATAGCGTCGATCTTGCGCGGGCGGGCCATGCGAATTTTCAGACATACTATCGTCCAGACAATTTCTTTTTCGACACGTCGTACTTTTCGGCGCTGACGCCCGGTAAGGTTCTTGCTTACGATACCGACGAGTTTGTCCTGCCAGACAGTCGCGGCACGATGGCGCGAATGAACCTGAAAGTTTACCCGGAGCCAGTGACGCCGTATCTCGGCTGTCTGCATCTTCGTGTCGTCAGGCTCCCGCTTACGCGCTTGACCCTTGGTACATATAGGCAGATATCCGACATGACCCCGCAGGACGCCGAGACGATTCTGGGCGTAATACCGGAGGTCCCTGAAGAACATCACATGGACATGCTCGACTGGGCGGCGCATCTCGCGCTGCGCATCGTGGATCACGATGCGGGCGATCCTGACCGGGCAGAAGAGTTCAGGCAGTCGTTCGAGACGAAGACCAAGGAAGCGCGCAATGTCGCGATGCGCAAGATGTTCGCGCCGTCGATGTGGGGCTTTGGCCGCAATGGCTTCTCCTGGGAGAGCCAGTGGTATTGAGGTATTCCGATGGACCCATATGCTGGCGACATGACGCCGATGTTTCCGCAGCGACCGGCTAGCCCAGCCGCGCCGCAAGGATTAGTTGTACCTCTTCCGAATGTACCGATGCCGGGGTCTCCTCGGAATTATTTTAGCAATATTCCGAATGCATCTCCAATGCCGCTTGGCGCTGGCCTTGTCGCGCCGCTGTCTGCGACGCCGGATATCGGCCGTACGACAGTGCCTACTTTGCAGACGCCGACTATGGCGGTTGTGCCTCCTCTTGGTCAGAGGCCATGGGATCAATTTGCTGCGAATATGATAGCTCGACGCCACGAGATGCCTCCACCAAATCCTTCATTGCCTGCCGTGACGTTCCAGCCTGCGCCTGCCGCTGCTGCTCCGCTTGCACGCGGTCTAGTGGCTTCTGCTGGAGCGTCGCCAGCATCTCCTGGGGAACGTACTTTAATTCCGTCGATGCCGATAATTCCTCCTCCCGGAGCACGTGTTGTTCCCCGATGGCCTGGTGAGTCAGCGCCAGCGCCAGCGCCAGCGTCAGCGGGAGGCGGCGGCATCGATGTGATCCAGGGAGGTCGCTACACTCAGCGTGGCAATCCCAATCTCATTTCACCGGCAGCGGCGGCGGTTTATGCGGAGTTGCTGAGGGCGCGTACGATGATGATGAACCCTGCATTGGCGATGCAGCACGATATGATGGGAGAGATGGTCCATTTAAGAGAGTTGAATGCGAGCGGTAAGCTCGACGCTGATCAAGTGGCCGCGAATGAAAAACGTATTGATATGTTGCGAGAGACAGTGGGCGGCTATGGTCGGATGAACGATGTTGTGGCTTTGCAGAATTTTATGGGCAGCGGTGGGTACGGTGGTTACGGCGGTTACGGCGGTTACAACAATCCAGGATTTGTGCAGCCTTAAATGCCCGAAGCAGACTGGATGGACACTCTTCCACGTATGCCGTCCATGGGCGGAGGGATAGGCTCGTCTCTTATTCCTCCCGGATATCAGTACCCAATGCCTGCCGTGCCTGATAATCGAGGCAATCTCGTAACGTCGGCGCTGTCGTCAGGGTTCCATGAGGCTCTAGGCAGTATGGGCGGCGCGACGCAGGCTCTGGGGACGCTCACCGGTTGGCAGGGCGCGGCCGACTGGGGGCGACAACTCGCTGCATCTCAACGCGCCGCCGCCGAAGCTGCTGGGCGGCCTGATCTTGAAGGTCACTTCTGGTCGCCGAGCGGAATGGCTTATGGGCTCATCAAGGGTGTTCCTTCGACTCTTGGTCTGATGGGCGCTGCTACTCTCGGGGCTACTGTTGGTCCTGAGCTTGGCGTGGGTGCTGGGTTGGCCGGGGGTATTGGTGCTGGACTAGCGGCGTTTCCTCAGGCTGTCGGCGGCAACGTACAGACTGCCGAAGAGACGACAGGTAAGCCACTTGATACGAGCGGTGCCGCCAAGGCGATGCTGCTTGGCGTACCTGACGCAGCGTTGATGGCGGTAATGCCCGGTAAGATACATGCCAAGTTCATGGGTGGCGGTCTAATCGCTAATCGCATGTGGGCGGGCGCGAAAGCGATCGCTCCATGGAACGCTCTGACTTCGGCTGGTCAGACGGCGCTGACGCAGCAAGCGTACACTCCCGATCTGTCGGTCTCCGAGCGCGCGAAGGGGATTGTGGACGCTGCGATGCAGGGCGGCGTTGCTGGTGCGGTGTTTGGCGGCGTTCGCGGCGCGATGTCGCCCAGGCGCATACCTCCAGTCAATCAAACTACGTCCAATGCCGCCATGGCCGCGAATGTGGACGGTGCGTTGCAGCGTGGCGGTGCGCCTGGGGAGAATCC